GTTTAGTTGGTAACGAAGGCGGAACAACTGCTGATGCAGCATACCCAGTTATTCAATTTGATGATGTCTTGAACACAAGTGAAGGAGATTGGTTTGACCGATCAAGAGCATTGGGGTATGATGAAACTTATATTATCAACACAGCTTATATTCCAGAAGTTCAAGGACCGACCTTCTATCAGAATTCTTATACTCACAAGTTACAGATCAATTTCACTGGAACGTATGAAAAGTTGTTCAAATTACCTGCTGATAGTAGAAAGTCGTTTGAGATTGAATATATGTATGTAAGTTCACAAGTGAATGCCACTAGAACTGGAACATTATATGTGGTTGTTGACCCAGTGAACAACACACAGGCACTGTCAGATGAATATGATTACATTGGTGATAGTGCTTATCAGGAAACATTAAAGTTCAAAGCACAAACTTTTGATGAAAATGGAGATTTATCGATTGACACAATCGCGGTCATGATGTTAAACTCAACTACAAGCGATGTAGCTAATTTTTATTATAGAGTTAAAACAAAAGTATAATGTTCAATAAACCATTTGAAGGCAGGATGTCTTTCTGGCGTGATTTTAGAAATACGTTGGAAGACAGTAGTGATCCAATTGCTGATGCTGTTGAATTTTACAGACTAGCGCCTATGGTGTCGTTCCAGGCTGATCCCTATGATCAGAAAACTTGGCCCGATCCCTGGGAACTTTTAAAAGACAATTTGTATTGTCCTTTTGTTAAATTGTTGGCAATATGTTATACTTTGCAGTTAACAGAGCGCTTTACTGGTAGTAACTTTCAGATACATATTACACAAGACAAACAGCTATCTCAAGAAAAGTATTTGTTGAAAATAGATGATATGTATATTGGATATAATGATGATCAAGTATTTGTCATCAACGATCTACCAGAATCTCTGTTAGTCGAAACAGTGTACGACATGCCATCTCTTTGATAAGTATTTTATTATTAAAAAAGAATAAGGATATTCAAGTATGATTCAAGTCACCAAACGTGATGGTAAAAAGGAGCCTCTCGACATTGAGAAGCTTCACAAAGTAGTATTTTTTGCTTGCGAGGGTATAACTGGTGTTAGCCCAAGCGAGGTAGAAATCGAAAGTCAGATCCAATTTTATAACGGAATGACCACTAAAGAAATTCAAGAAACACTAATCAAAGCAGCAGCTGAACTTATCAGTGAAGACACTCCTAACTATCAGTTTGTTGGTGGAAGGTTAATCAACTATGCATTACGTAAAGAAGTATACGGTGGCTATACTCCATTTAAATTAAAAGATTTAGTTGTAAAGAATATTGAGCGTGGATTTTATGACTCTGAATTACTAGGCTATTACACTGATGAAGAATGGGACAAGATTGACGGTCTGATTAAACATGAGCGTGATGAAAATTTAACATATGTTGCAATGGAACAGCTACGTGGAAAGTACCTTGCACAAAACCGCGTAACTGGTGAAATATTTGAAACACCACAAGTGTGCTATATGCTTATTGCTGCAACATTGTTTCAAGCATATCCCAGAGAAGAGCGACTAAAATGGATCAAAGAATATTATGATGCTGTTAGCAATCATGACATCAGTCTGCCAACACCTGTTATGGCCGGAGTAAGAACTCCACAGCGTCAGTTTAGCAGTTGTGTTCTTATTGAAGCTGACGACAGTCTTGACAGCATCAGTGCTACTAGCTCTAGTATTGTAAAATATGTGTCACAAAAAGCTGGTATTGGTATTGGCGGTGGAAAGATACGTGCAATAGGTTCAGCTGTGCGCAAGGGTGATGCGTATCATACTGGTATTATTCCTTTTTACAAGCACTTTCAGAGTGCAGTAAAATCATGTAGCCAAGGCGGAGTACGTGGCGGCGCGGCGACTATTTACTATCCAATCTGGCATCTTGAAGCTGAAGAGCTGTTGGTGCTTAAGAACAACAAAGGCACTGAAGAGAACCGAGTACGCCACATGGACTATGGTGTGCAGTTTAATAAACTGATGTATGAACGTCTTATCACTGGTGGCAATATAACACTGTTTAGCCCAAGTGATGTACCAGGTCTCTATGATGCGTTCTATGCAGATCAAGACCGTTTCCGTGAACTATATGAAACAGCAGAACGCAATACTAGACTGCGTAAGAAAACTGTAAAAGCAGCTGACATCTTTAGCTCATTCATGGAAGAACGCAAAAACACTGGGCGCATATATTTGCAAAACGTGGACAATGCAAATACACATGGAAGCTTTATACCTGAACTTGCTCCTATTAGACAAAGTAACCTATGCGCAGAGATTGACCTTCCAACCAAGCCACTTAGCGATATCAACGATCCTGATGGTGAGATCAGCTTATGCACACTCAGTGCAATCAACTGGGGCAATATCAAGACTCCTGCAGACTTTGAAAGAGTGTGCCGTCTTGCAGTTCGTGGACTGGATGCATTACTGAGCTATCAAAATTATCCTATCCTAGCAGCACAGCTCAGCACTGAAAAAAGACGTCCTATTGGTGTTGGTATCATTAACTTTGCTTATTGGATGGCAAAGAATGGTCTTTCCTATCAGGATATTGACACTGAAGGACTTGAACTAATTGACGAGTGGGCAGAAGCATGGAGTTATTACTTGATTAAAGCAAGTGCTGACCTGGCAGCAGAGCAAGGTGCTCCAAGTGGCAATATGGAAACAAAGTATGGTCACGGCATCACCCCCAACCAAACTTACGCCAAAGCATTGGACGATTTGATACCACACGTTGAGCGTCAGGATTGGGCAGGCTTGCGTGATCAACTTAAAGCCACTGGTATACGTAACAGCACACTGATGGCACTTATGCCAAGCGAAACATCCAGCCAAATTGCCAATGCAACCAACGGTATTGAACCACCACGTTCTTTTATCAGTGTTAAACAAAGCAAGCACGGTGTATTAAAGCAAGTTGTTCCAGACTACAAGCGTTTAAAGAACAAGTATGATCTGCTCTGGGAACAGCGCAGCCCAGAAGGTTATTTAAAAATTATGGCAGTACTCCAAAAATATATAGACCAGGGCATAAGCGTAAACACCAGCTATAATCCAATATATTTTGAAGATGAAAAGATACCAATGAGCCTAATGCTGCAACACCTTTTGATGTTTTACAAGTACGGTGGCAAGCAACTGTATTATTTTAATACAAATGATGGTCAAGGTGAAATGGACATCAACAAGTTGGCTGGAACTCCACTTGAAGAATTGCCCAGCAGCGAAGATGATGCAGAATGCGAAAGCTGCACAATTTAATATAACAGTTGACACGGCCTTTGGGCCGTGTTACTTTCTTTGTAATGGAGTATACATATGAGCGTTTTTAATACAGAAAATAAGACTGACCACACCAAGGCATTGGCGTTCCTTGATCCCAGTGGTGGTCCCACTATCCAACGTTACGACACATTAAAGTATAAAAGCTTTGATGAACTAACTGACAAGCAGCTAGGGTTCTTTTGGCGACCTGAAGAGATTGACATCTATCAGGACTCAAAAGACTTTAAAAACTTGTCAAAACATGAGCAACACATCTTTACTAGTAACCTCAAGCGTCAGATTTTGCTTGACAGTGTACAAGGACGTGCTCCTGTTGAGGCATTTAGTCCGATTGTTAGCTTGCCAGAAATTGAGAACTGGATCCAAACATGGACGTTCAGTGAAACAATTCATAGCCGTAGTTACACACACATTATCCGCAATATCTACAACAATCCCAGCAAAATCTTTGACGAGATGATGGACATTCAAGAGATTGTTGATTGTGCTGGTGATATCAGCAAATACTACGATGACCTGATTGAAACAGCAAGTTGGTATAATTTGTTGGGTGTTGGCACACATACTGTCAACGGCAAAGAAGTCGTTGTAGACCTGTACGAGCTTAAAAAGCTACTATGGCTTACATTGATGAGCGTTAACATTCTTGAGGGGGTTCGTTTTTACGTTAGTTTTGCATGTAGCTGGGCATTTGCTGAAGGCAAGAAGATGGAAGGCAATGCAAAAATTATCAAACTAATTGCTCGTGATGAAAATTTGCACCTGGGTAGCACACAATTGTTGCTTAAAATTCTAAAAAAAGATGATCCAGACTACGAAAAGATTGCACAAGAAACCGAAGCAGAATGTATTCAGATGTTTGTTGATGCAGTTGACCAAGAAAAAGCCTGGGCAGAATATTTGTTTAAAGACGGTTCAATGATTGGACTTAATATCCAAGTGTTGTCTGAATATATTGAATGGATTGCCACACGCCGCATGAGTCATGTAAGCCTCAAGAGTCCATATGCGACAAAGACCAGCAACCCATTGCCCTGGACACAAAAATGGATTTCAGGTGCTGACGTACAAGTTGCTCCACAGGAAACAGAAATAACTTCATATATTTCAGGTGGCACCAAGCGTGATGTTGATGACGATACATTTAAAGGATTTAGTCTATGATTGATATTTACGGAAAACCGGGATGCATTTTTTGCGAAGCTGCGAGATCATTGTGTGAACAAAGAGGTCTAAAATATACGTACTTTATGCTTGACACTGATTTCACACGAGGCGAGCTTTTGGAAATGTTTCCAGAAGCAAAAACTTATCCACAGATCAAAGTCAACGGGACTATTGTAGGTGGGTATGACAAGCTGGGTTCTTACCTGGAAGAAACAAATTATAATGGAACAGGTTGGACTCTTTAATGGCACGTAAAAACAGTCGCGGTAGCATTAAAAGCATGGCCAAACGTGCTGCCAAAAAATCACTTAAAAGAAAGAAACGATAATGATTATTGAAACACCATACAAAGCAACAGATACTATTACTATCATGACCACGGCAGGTCAGGAAATCGTTGCAAGGCTTGTAGAAGAAACTGACACAATTATAACTGTGCAAAAGCCCATGGCAATTATGACATCTGGTCAGGGCATCGGACTTGGACCAGTATCCTTTACTGTCAATCCTGATGCAAAAATACGCATAAATAAGAGTGCTACATTATTTGTAGCCAAGACTGATGGTGAAATGGCCAAGCAATATGTAGCAAGCACCAGTGGTATTCAAATGATCTAAGGAGAGATAATGCCAGAAGTAGCAAGAGGTGACCAGGTTGACACAGTGGATTCACTAACAGGATCCGGGGTCAATTGTGCTTTTCCATTAGTCACTGCTACCAACGTTTGTTCTCCCAATGTCTTCGCGAATGAAACTGGCATCGTTCGCGAAGACGACCTAATACAACCGCATCCCAAGCCTGGATGTGTAACTGACACCAGTGTGGTTACAACATTTTCAGCATCAGTTTGGGTTAATGGAAAACGTGCCGCCCGCAAAGGTGATCAATATACAAGTGACAACATAATAACATCTGGATCACCAACTGTATTCTTTGGAGGGCCTATTACTATAATATCAGCACCCAAACTTCAACTAACAATTACGCAAATACAAGAAATAGAAGATTTCTTAGACACAGAATCCGTTCAGATTGACCAAGCGCTACAAGATTATAATACTGCTGGCGGTGGCACTGCTGGTAACACTGCCATATCAGGCAGTTCAGTATACAATGACCCATCAATAACAAACAATCAAGTTCCTCTATTAGG